ATCCCCTTGCTGACAGTCTGTTCCCAGCCAGAACTGCGGCCTACACGGGTACTGCTGGTTCAACCGCTACCTGGGACCCGGGTCCGCAGGGTGTTGTGGTGTGGTGTTCGTCTGATGCTTATGTGGCAGTTGGCGTTGGCGTTACTGCTACGACCAGCAGCACGCCGGTTCCCGCTAACACCCCGATTCCGTTCTTGGTTCCCGCTGGTACGGGCGCTCCGTGGCGTGTAAGCGCCATTCAGGTGTCCGCTGGCGGCACGGTCTACGCAAAGCCGATTAACCAGAACTAAGCCGATGGCCCGTTACTTCGGCGTTCCGATGCGAAATGGCCTGCCGCTTGGCCTTGGCGCCATAATTGCTTTGCGATCAAAAGTTGGTGGTCCGTCTGGCAGCACTATTGTTCAAACATTTCTTGCTACTGGAACGTGGACCGCTCCGGCTGGGGTAACTGAAGTTGAATACCTTGTCGTTGCCGGTGGTGGCGGGGCATCAACTGGTGGCGGCGGCGGTGCTGGTGGGTTTAGAACTGGAACCGGGCTTTCTGTAACGGCTGGAACTGATTACACAGTCACCGTTGGCGCTGGCGGCGCTGGTGGAAGTTCATACACACAAAACGGTTCGCCGGGAAACTCCTCTGTATTTAGCACTATTACGTCTGCTGGTGGCGGACGCGGAAGTGAAACGTCTGGATCTGCTGCGGGTGGAAATGGCGGATCTGGTGGTGGCGGTTATGGATTTGCACCGGGCGGTTTAGGAAATACCCCTTCAGTAAGCCCATCCCAAGGAAATAACGGCGGTGCTGGCAACTCAACGTCTCCTCCGTATAGCGGAACCGGTGGCGGTGGTGGCGCATCGGCTGCTGGAGGCAATGCTAGTAACGGTGTTGGCGGAAATGGTGGTGCAGGCACTGCTTCGTCAATATCTGGCTCTTCTGTAACCTATGCTGGTGGTGGTGGTGGTAGCACTGCTGTTCCTTTTTCTGCTCCAAGTGGTGCTGGCGGCACTGGAGGCGCTGGTGGTGGCGGAAACGGCGGCGATAACACAAGCGCTCAAAACGGAACTGCCAACACTGGCGGTGGCGCTGGTGGTGGTGCTGCCCCGGGTAAAACCGGTGGTTCTGGCATCGTCATCCTTAAATATCAAGTTCCAGTAACTTCAATCTTTACATTTAAATCGACGCAAAACTGGAAAGCGCCTACGGGTGCTGTAAGCGTTGACTACCTTGTTGTCGCAGGTGGTGGAAGCGGTGCTGCGCGTATTGGCGGCGGCGGCGGCGCTGGTGGATTTAGAACTGGCACAGGCTTGTCAATAACGGCTGGCACCGATTACGCCATTACCGTCGGCGCTGGTGGCGCTTCCGTATCGGGGAACTCTCCCGGCGTCGTTGGAAACAACGGCAGCAATTCCGTGTTTAGCACCATTACCTCCACAGGAGGCGGTGGTGGCGGCGCTTATGTTGGTAGTACTGGAACCGTAGGAAATAATGGCGGTTCTGGTGGTGGTGGATCGTGGGCAGGAAAAGCGGGAGGCAGCGGCAACACGCCTTCAACTAGCCCAAGTCAGGGCAACAACGGCGGTGCTGGCAATCCCGGCCCAGAAACCAATAGTGGCGGAGGCGGTGGCGCTGGCGCTGTTGGCGCTGCTGGTAGTTCATCACCAGCCCCTTGGGGTTCTGGCGGAAATGGCGGCGCAGGAACCGCGTCAACAATTTCCGGGGCATCCGTAACGTATGCAGGTGGCGGTGGTGGATGTTCAGAATATGGAGCCGCAGGAAGCGGTGGAGCGGGTGGTGGTGGCGCTGGTGCCATTACGACCAATAACGCAACCAACGGCACGGCTAATACCGGAGGCGGCGGTGGTGGTGCAAGAAACAATACCGATACAACCGGCGTAACTTCTGGCGCAGGCGGCTCTGGTATTGTTATTTTGAAAGTGAACTATTAATGAAAGCATATCAACTGATGGGTATTGATACGGCGATGCACTTGCTTCGACCGGGTGCAAAGTGGGAATTCACGGGTGGCGTTGGATTTACCCGTTGGGAAGACCCTCGCCCGTGTCCTTCCGTTGAGGAAGTGTTTGAGACCATTGAGAAGATTCGTAAGTTTGAGGAATCTATCAACACCATTCTGCTGCCCGAGCAACAGAAAGCGTTTGACGAATACGCAGCGCAAATCAAGCAGGGGCTTGCTGCTTGAATCTGTACAGCATATTCCCGACGCCGGTTGCTCGGTTTGAGGTTGGCCGTGAGTTCACCGCCGATGAGTTGGCGTTTGTGGACTCTCAGCCAACCCATAGGAATATGGGCAATACGACAAGTAACGACCGCTACGTTTTGCAGCACGATACGCTTGCCAAACTGCGGGAGTTCACTGAGTCTTGCGTTGCGGAATATCTGAAAACGATTTACGCGCCAAAGCACGATGTATCGTTGCGTTTGACGCAATCCTGGCTGAACTACACCAAAGCCGGTGAGTTTCACCACAAACATGCACACCCCAATTCGTTTGTGTCTGGAGTGTTGTACTTAAAGGCAGCCCGTGAACGCGACAAGATTTACTTCTACCGCGACGGCTACCAGCAAATCAAAATGCCGACCGACAACTACAACGTCCACAACAGTGAGTCGTGGTGGTTTGAGGTTGGCGCAGGCGATCTGATGTTGTTTCCGTCAAGCCTTACGCACATGGTTGAGACTGTGCAGGGCGACGAGCGGGTATCATTAGCGTTTAATACTTTTCCGGTCGGCTACGTGGGTGAAGAAGACAGCCTGACCGCATTGCATTTGAAGGAGTAAGACAATGATTACTCAAGAACGCCTAAAAGAACTTTTTTCGTGCAATGACGGCCAGTTTGTTTGTAATAAAACTGGCAAGGTAAAACGCGGAACGCCGATTACCAATCAGCATCGGTATCATCGCTTATCAGTAGACGGTAAAGCATACAGTTTGCATAGGTTGGTTTATATCTATCATTATGGCGTTGCCCCTAAAGTTATAGATCACATAGACAATGATAGGTCTAACAACCGAATTGAAAACTTGCGCGAAGTAACGCAGCAGCAAAATTGCTTGAACAGAGTTCGCCATCAAAACAATAAGTCTGGCCATAAGAATGTTTATTGGCAGGCAAATTGCAAAAAATGGAACGTAGCAATGTCTGTTGGTGGCGTTAGAAAGCAATTTGGAATGTTTAGTAATTTAGAATTGGCCGCGCTTGTTGCTGAAGAGGCAAGAGACAAGTATCACGGCACTTTTGCAAGGAGTTAAAAAATGAGCCACTTCGCAGAATTAGATGAAAACAACGTCGTTAAGCGTGTCATCGTTGTTGCCGATAAGGACACAGCCGATGAAAACGGAAACGAAGTTGAAAGCATCGGCGCAGAATTCTGCCGAAACCTGTTAGGTGGAAACTGGAAGCAAACCAGTTATAACGCCAACTTCCGCAAGAACTATGCTGGCATCGGGTACGCCTACCGCGCTGACATTGATGCGTTCGTGGCCCCGCAGCCGCATAAGTCTTGGGTTCTGGACGCCAATGCCCAATGGCAGGCTCCGGTTCCGATGCCGCAAGACGGTCAGATGTATTCGTGGGATGAGTTTACTAAGGCTTGGATTGCTAATACCGTTGAAGGAGTGCCAGTCTAATGGCCGATACTAAAATCAGCGCACTGCCTTCAGGCGCACCGGCACAGGCTGGTGACGAGTACGTCATTGCTCGTGGTGGCGCAAACTACAAACTGACGGGCACTAACCTGCTTGGTTTGGTTACCGGAACGGCTAACACGTTTACGGCTACGCAGACGTTTGGCACTGCCGACGTTACGACGCTAGAGGCGTCTAACCTGCGTGCGCTTGACGGCACCCCTGCCGCCACGGTCGCTAACTCTACCGGCGTCATCTCGGTATCAACCAAGATTGAGTACGCAGACGGTACGGCTGCTGCCCCGACTGTGACGAACACGGGCGACACCGATACCGGCATGTACTTTCCGGCTGCTAACGAAGTGGCTGTCTCTGCTGGCGGCACGGTCGCTGCTGCGTTTAACAGCAACGGCTTGTTCTTCCGTA